TTTCACGCTCCATTGATGAAAGTTGATATGCCCGGAGGTAATGGCATGGACGTAGTTGCTAAAGCCCCAATGACAATTGAAATGATGCTCCGATTAATTAATAACCTCAGCCAGTCACAAGGCTCAACTATGTAATATGGCTAATTTTACAACAAAAGCAGATTTAGACGCAACAAACAGACCATCGCTGGTAATGTTGAATGGTGTTACTTTGCCTATTGATACTACTATTAGCTTAAATGGCGAAAAAGTCATTGCTGAAAGCAAAATACTTGACGGAGCCAGTGTATTTGAAAGAGTTTCTCGAAAACCTTACGAAATCGAATTCAATTTTACCATCCGGGAGCAAGACCCGACAACAAAAAAGTATATTTTCGGCCAAAACACATCTTACGAATTGACAACTGATGTATGGGAATTAGATGAAGTGTTAGAGCTTACCAATACTTGGTTAAATAAAAAAGGTATTCAAAATGTGATTGTAAAGAGCTTCACTGAGGTAAATGTGCGAGGGAATACAAATATCATAGGTTCCTTAAAATGCCTTGAAATGCGCCTTAATTTGAATCAAACCAAATCATTGAATATTCCGGTATGAACCTGAATAATGACATATATCTGAATGCTCATGCAAAAGTTATCATTAATGATACCGTGGTGCATGAATTTGGACATGATGAGAATATTGTCAGTGTTGAAACGCATAACGATTCAAATCATATCGGGGCCTATTGCGACATTGTGATGCCTCAAAATATCCGGCTGGAATATCTGAATAATAAAAACGATGCGCCGACTTATGCCGACCAGAATCCGGCAGTAGACCTTACTCACGCCAACGATGGGTACATCACGGCTCAATCCAGGTATTTTTTTAATACCGGGGACCATATTATTGTAAAAGCCAAATATGATGGATATGAGAAGTCGCCCGGCTCGGATTCGGATGGATATTTGACTATTTTCGACGGGTTTTTATATGACTTTTACGAATCTACGCCTTTAAAAATAAAGTGTTTGGATTATATTTATTGGTTTAATATTGGAATTTATGGAGATAAAATTGTCACAGCTGTAAAAAATAAAAAGGCTCGTAAACCTAAAATACTTTCCGGCAAAGGGGCTTCTTATGCAAAGATTCAATTTAAAGATTTGATGCAAGATATTGTTGATACAGTAAACTACAATATTGAGATATGGAATGAAGAAAATGACACCAATTATCCTTTGGTGACGTTATTTCCGGATATATTTGATATGACATTGATTGATATTCATTTTATTAGCATGTCCCCGGCTGCGATATTAGAATGGTTTAAAAAAGAACTTGGAATGGCCATTACTTTAATTGGCAATCAACTTTATGTCAATATTGCCAGTTTTACCAATGGGACGGTGATTTTGCAGACTGATACGAATGTGATTGCGTCAAGTTTGCAAACTACAAATCTACAGCATTTAAAAAGCAAAAAGAAATCAAAGGGTTCAAATTCTATATTTCTTCGATTAAAACTAAAGGCTTATTTCATCAAAGAAAATGGGACCAAGGATAGTTTTGAGATTGGAGACGAAAACGGGCAGCTTCGTGAATGTTTCTTTTATAAAGTTGCGCCTGGAAAAATGGTCCCGTATGCTGGGAAGCAGGTTCCAGAAAATTATAAAAAACTTGCAGAGGAAGCTTTAAACAAATATCATCAGGACCGATATACCGGGACGGTAGAGACTTTACTTTATCCTTTCTGTAATCTGTTTTGGAAGGTGAGGTATTTTGATATCCGGTATCCGGAGCGAAATGCAAACTATGTAGTTACAATGATTCAGTATTCATTGGGAGAAAACGGATTTCACAAAAAATTAAAACTTGCATTTTTAAGCGATCAATCATAATGGATAACGACAGCGCCGAAAAATTAATGCACGATGGGATGATAAAATTCGGGAAAATGGTGACCCGGGCTTCTGTCATCATTGAAGGGACTATCTATTCAGTGGATGAAACAAATTTTACATGCGTTGTTACGGTAGCGACCGTTAATATTGATGGATCGGATACTGAAACGAATGTTTTAAACGTGCCTTTAAAAGTTCTGCGAGGTTCTCAAGCTTCATTTATTGAAATCCCGAAAGTTGGGAGCGATTGCACGCTTTGTTACCGGGATAATAATATTGGGAGGCCTCAGCTTTATCAGGTGGATCAATGCGATAAGATTTTGGTTAAAATTGGGGATTCTACTTTGCAAATTGATGCAAATGGATTTGTTTTTAATGGTGGCGAAAATGATGGAATGGTACTACTCCAAGGTTTATTGACCAAAATAAACAGACTTGAGGATAAATTAAAAAGTCATCAGCATGGTTATATCCCATATCCAGGAGGTTCCCCGGCAACCCCGGTTTCAACCACCCCGGCAACATCATTAACTCCTCCAGATAATACGTTGAATTTTACAGATACAGTTCAGTCTGATCTTGAAAACACAAAAATAAAACAATGAATGACTTAAAATTTGATCCGGTCGCCCGGGATCTTATAATCGAAAATGGCGATTTTGTTATCGAATCTAATCCCAGCGTTCAGAATGGAGCTATCATCCGAGATGCTCATTGTTTTAGCGTTCGTTTTCCGATATTTGGCATTGGTTTGCAAAGATTGATAAATACCCCAATTGGAGTAGCAAATTTTGAAATGAACCGATGGATTGCCCAAGTCAAATCTGACGGCGGGACAAAGGCTAATTTCACAATCGATAATATTGGCGAGGGATTGATACAAATTAATAATAAAGTGTCTTATGTCTAAAACAGGAATATATAAAATACAGTCAAAGATTAAATCTGATAAAATTTATATTGGAAGTGCCATAAATATAAAGAAACGGTGGTCTTATCATTTAACTGACTTAAAAAATAATAAACATGGCAATCAAAGACTTCAGCGACATTATAACAAATATGGTGAATCTGATTTAGAATTTTCGGTTATAATTGAATGTTCTCAGGAAACATTAATTGCTTTCGAACAATTCTATATAGACTCGCTTAATCCTTGGTTTAATATTTGTAAAATAGCTGGGAGTACTTTAGGACGAAAAGCTTCTTTTAAAACAAAATTAAAACTAAGTGAATCTCATAAGGGTAAGACTACTTGGATAAAAGGGAAAAACCATTCTGAAGAAACGCGCAAAAAAATAGGGGAAGCATCAAGAAATAGAGTATCTGGAATGAAAGGTAAAAAAATGACAGATATACAAATAAAAAAATTAAGTGATGCTCATAAAGGTCAAATCGCTTGGAATAAAGGAATGAAAAATTGTTATTCACAAGAAACTTTAGAAAAAATGTCTTTGTCCAAAAAAGGTAAAAAATATTCCGAAGAAACACGCAGAAAAGTAAGCGAATCACATAAGGGATTAAATACATGGACGAAGGGTAGAAAACTTAGCAAAGAAACAATTGAAAAAAGAACCAATACCTTTAAGTTAAATAGACTTAATAAATAATTCATTATGATTTATTTTGTTAGAACAGGGGAGACCATAACTGATTGCGTGATTAACGCAACCGGGACTATTGACAATTGGGAAGAAATACTCAATGCTAATGGATTTACCGAATGGGTGCCTGATTTATATCCAGGGCAACAGGTTTTAATTCCGGATACAGTTGAACTTCAAAATAATGTCTTGGTAGTTTTAAATAAATATCCGGCTAACAATGCCTCGGGGATTTCAAATTTAGATTCGCTTATTTCGCAATTTATTGCTACTTTTACGCAACAAATTGTGTTTACTGCGGATAATAATTTAACGGCCAAGGCGGATATGACAACAATAACAGTCGATCAAAACTTATAGTATGTCACAACAAATTATAAATAGAGGGACGGTTCCCAACGATGGCACAGGAGACTCCGCTTATGTATTTTCCGGCAAAATAAATGCAAATTTTACAGAATTATATGCTGCCATAGTTACCCCTGTAGTTCTTATCAATCAAACCGGAAACTTTACCCAGGGCATTGCCGTTAAAACATGGCTTGAGAAACTTGTCATAGTTCCACAACTTGGTACACCTTCAGTCAAGATAGGAACGATTCTTGGAGGTAATGATATTATTGATACTACTCCCGTAGATAGTTCTTTACCAGTCATGATTCAACATTATTATGATTCTGGAGTAACTTTATATTTTACCATTACTGGTGGTAATGTGAACATAAATTTTGACTCAAAAGTTTTATTCCCGTAAAATGACAACTTATCAAACCATAATTGCAAACATACAAGCTGGGATATCCCAATTGAACAGTAAAAGCGTTGCGGCTTTATTTTCGAAGCTTGCTGAGGCTATTGCGCAGGTAATAGATACGGTGTTAGCTGAAATAATAAACACTCAAACTATTATTACTCAGATTGTAAGTGAACAAAATTATGGACATTCAAAATATTATACCAATGCGGCTTTAGCTTACCAAGATGGAGATGATCTTTCTGTTGATGCAAATGGTAACTACTATTATGCTTTAATTGATACTAATAAACAGATAATTACACAGGCTGCTTTTGAGGAAACTATTTCCGGGACTTCCTCGACATTAGCTTTAAAAGTTGCAACTATTGATTCAACTACTGGACTTTTGATTGCATTGGATTCAACACAATTAGACAATTTTATATCTTATATGTCTAATTTTGAAATACCTGGATTACCTTTATTGATCGTTTCAAGTGATGGTAATATTTTAGCATTTGACGCAAAAATAATTTATAATAAAACGTTTAATTTAAGCAATTTACAGTCAAATGTACAGGCTGCAATTTTGCAATTTCAAAAATTATATCCATTCAATGGGATATTCCATAATTATGATTTTGAAAGCTATTTGGTTGCGAATGTTCCAGGAGTGACTTCAGTATTTTTGTCAAATACTACTATTGACGGCAATGCTTTTGCCGGAGAAACATCTTTATTATCAGGATATTTTAATTACGGTACATTAAATATCACGTATGGCACTGTTTAAAAACATAACGATTTCAAAAGTGCTTTATGAGTCTATGAGAGCTTACCATAGCGTTAATGCCAATGGCCAGCTTTCATTTTTGTACAAATTTGCCTTATGCTGCCTTTATCCATTACAAATTCCGTTTAATCAATTTGATTTATGGAGAAGACGGGAATATTTGATTGCAAATTGTAAATGGCAGGTTGGGCAATTGACAAATGTTTTAAACATGCTTTATGATAGTACTTTGAAGCGAATTTACATTGATCAAAATATATTGGGGTATTTGTTTGCTCCAAATATTCAAGATGCCAATAGTAGTATTTTTGCTGCAAATTTAGATAGCGGCCCCGATGATACGGTTTTTGCAAATAATATAGAGGATAATCCATTTGTCGGGACAATTGTTAAAATTTACATACCAAATTCAATTTATTCAGTAGATTTGGCTCAAATTATATCAGACATTGAACAAATAAAGCTTTCAGGAATTCAATATCAATTAATACCATTTTAATCATGTATTTCCCATTTAATAGAAAAACATATCCCGGAATAAAAGGCCCATTATTTGATGATGAAATTCAAAATGCAATGAATGGGCTTTATACTCTCGCAAATGCTATATTAGGGTTAGGGCCTTCCGATTTTGCAATACTTTCAGGATTTTCATATACCTCCGGATCGCCTGGTCATTATTCAGGTGGATTAGTTTATATGTCTGGTAAAATATACTATTCTGTTGGAGGGGTTAATGTTGGTCAATATCTTGCTCCAATTACCACAAGCATTGAAAATAAACCTCATGGTGATGGTGTTTCTCGAGATACTTATGAAGAATATTTAGCCGATTTTTCAAATATTCCGGCAACCGGAGGTTCTCCCATATTTACAACGAATATGGATGCATACCGATTAAGTATATTATTAGCTAAAAATGTGGCCATTGCAACTGCTGCCGCTGATGCTACAACTAAAGCAAATACTGCTCAAGCTAATGCAATTGCCGCGACACAAATTACTGATCATATTGGAGATGTAGTTTATAATTATGCAACTACTATTCAAGCTAATAGGAATAATGCATATCATGATTTAGATTTATCGGCCATTGTCCCGGCAAACCGAATGGCAATTATAAATGTAGATTTTGTTGCCACTACAGGATTAGGAGCAACTTTGCTTATCAGAAAAAAAGGGGATACGCATAAATCAGTATATGCTATTGCTGCAAACGGAGGAGAATATTCCGGAATTATGATGTGTTTTGTTGATAATAATAGCATACTCCAATATAATGCAGGAGCAAATATGAGCTTAATAGGGCTATTCACTGTAATTGGTTATTTATGACATATTCTATACTCCATCATATCCTGAGTTCTGATCTGTTTAAGCAAAACAGTATCACCCTTGGGAATATAGAAAGAGCAAGTATATCGGGAAGTAGAATCTCTTAATTCGTGAACAAAACTAAGGGTATCTTCCTTGTGAATATAGACATTATCAGACACAACGATCATTTGTGCCGGATAATGATGCAACATAGAACATGATGACAAAATAACAATGGCTAAAAAAATTAGTGCTTTCATGGTTAAATATTTTTGGTAAATATAATACTTATTTTACAATATGAAACAAATATTTTTTCTTTTATTAATTCCTTTCGCTTGTATGGCCCAAAAGCCAATACCTGTATTACAACCCTACAATTTTACAAAGTATGTGCTAATTAAAAATGACACGGTTTTGTCAAAATCAAGATTATCATTAACAAACTGGGACACCTCTTATATCCGATCTCACCGTCATAACAATCTACCATTGCTTCAGTCTATTAAAGCCAGCGATACAGCAAGATGGGGAAGTTCGGTACAAACTATTAACGACGGGATTCTTCATTGGAATGGGACTTCTTATATAGCCTATCCTGACTCAACTGGCACCGGAATTAAAAATGCCATTTATTTAGGCAATCAAGATCCTACAAGTCAAACGCGAATAAATTGGAATGGAGTTTTACATCCGAGTGGATTATGGGTAAATGCGCCCTCAGGATCATCATTTGTGGCCAATAATACATCAGGAATTGGGATTCAAAGTTCAACTATAACAGGATATTCAATCCAAGGAAGCGCACAAGGGGGTACAGCGGGATTGTTTTCAGCTACAACCGGAATTGGAACAAATACAATCTCCACATCTGGAATCCCATTAATAGCTAATAACGGCCCAGGTAATACCTCAGATATTTTTGATTTACGATTAAATAACAGCAATAAAGCCACATTTGATTATAATGGAGTTTATAGTCTTTCAGGAATTTATAAAATGCCAGGTACGGCCGGGACTGCCGGGCAATATTTAACAAGTTCGGGAACTGGTAATCAATTGGTATGGACAACTGGATCAGCGACTAATAATAATTTGCTTTATTGGAATTCGAGTTTAGGAAGCTATACCCCTTATTCGGCAATTTCGGATACATCGTTAATTTTATATAGAGGAAATTCTATATCATCACAAAATTCTTTAGGATATTTAGGATTAAATGGGCAGTTTATTGCTGGAAGTTCAAACAGTTCGAACGGTAGAACAGCAATAAAAGGAGTATCTTATTACGGTCACGGTGTTGAAGGATATTCAACATCAAGTCACGCGGTGTATGGAAGTTCAGGGAGTAATGCTGGTGTTTATGGCATAACGAGTACTGGTGCAGGAGTTACTGGGAATTCTTCCTCATCAGGTATGGGCGTTCAAGGATATTCTACATCCGGAATTGCAGGATATTTTAATATTAGTTCAAGTAGCACAAATGATATAGTTGTAGCAGCAAAAAATTATATAAGTGTATTCAGAATTGATTACAATGGCAACGCATATAAATCAACGACAGATACATTTGCCACCCAAGCTTATGCCCGAATGTTAACTGGTTTAGGTTTTGCCAATCCCATGACAACACCTGGCGATCTTATTGTCGGCGGTACATCCGGCGCGGCGACACGCAAAGCTATAGGATCAACCAATCAAGTTTTAACCGTTTCTGGTGGCGTTCCAATATGGGCTAACCATTGGGAACCAACCAACAATTTATTAAATTATAATTCAACACTATCAGCATATACACCTTATTCGTCAATATCGGATACAACCCTTTCATTATTTAGAGGGTCGGCGGGATCTTTGTCAACATATAATTCAACAGGCTATCTGTTGCTTAATGGTCAATTTACTGCAGGAAGCAACAATACTTCAAACAATCGAACAGCAATAAGAGGAGTTTCTTATTCTGGGATAGGTTTGTATGCTTCATCTGGAATTGGTAATGCTTTATACGCAAATTCAGTAACAGGAGTTAGTGCTGTTTTTAGCAATTCAACAGGGAGTACAGCAGATATTTTGCAAGCTCAATTAAATGGGGTAAATAAATTTCGTGTAGATTACAATGGTAGCGCTTATAAATCCACGACTGATACATTTGCTTTACTTTCAGATATTAGATCTCATTTAACTAATGATACTGCAAACCTTTCCAGAAATGGATCAATGTCCAAATACATTTACAATAAGGTAAAACATTTGATCACCGACACTGTATCATCCGATAGTTTATTGCATAATGCTCATTTAACCGGAGTTTCAACTGCTCCATTAGAGTCTAAATATTCAAGTAGTTATCAGATCGCTAATTCAAAATTTGTTGAACAGAATAATTCAAGATTAGCGATGGAATTAGCTGCTTTAGGTATGAATTTTAAAGCCTTGCCTGTCGGAATTACATTAACCAATGGAGGTGCAGGTGAAACTATGGTTTCACAGCGACTTAGGGGATCAACCTTTTACTTAAAAGATACGACGGTATTTATAGGAGTTAAATTTCAAATTAGTACTGCCGGCGCTTATATTGCAAAAACAGCCGCCGGGCCAAACGGCATTCAATTATACTCTTGCACTTCTGGAACCTGGAATATAGTCGCTGGTGGGCAAATATTAGATACGGCAATGTGGAAAACCGCTAACCTTTCGACTAAAACATTTTCCAGCCCCTTAACTTTACCCCCTGGAGAATACAAACTATCTTTTATGTATTCTTATGGCACTTCTCAAACTACTGCTCCTGTTATTGCTGCCTTTAGTGCTGTGCCAAACTGGACAAAATATATCTTTGAAAGTTCTGATGGTTTGCAGCAAAGTTTAGATTCACAGACTTCTTTTCCTTCCAGTGAGTCGGCTTTATTTTTTTCAGATCGTAATTTAATACCTGCGATATGGCCTTACTAAAAAAACTTTTATTCATTGCCGTACTACTTTATAGTATTGGGGTTTCGGCAATGAACTATTATGTGAGCAATGCCGGATCTGATTCGAATAACGGAACCAGTACCGCAACACCCTGGGCGACGTTGTCCAAGGTGAATTCAGGCTCATTCGTGGCCGGTGATTCTATCCTTTTCCGGCGTGGTGATACGTTTTACGGTTCGTTTACGACAACCTGGTCAGGTAATTCAACCAATTCTATTGTATTCGCCGCTTACGGCACAGGTGCCAATCCAATTATTACCGGATTCTCAACTGTGAGTGGATGGACAGATATGGGCAGTAATATTTGGGAAAGTACCAGTGCGGTATCTGCTCTAACGTTTTGTAATATGCTTACCATTGGCGGGGTGAATACTCCAATGGGGCGTTATCCTAAGGTTACTGCGGCGAATAAAGGGTATTATACTTTTCAAACATCATCCGGATATACTTCACTCACCAGTTCAGACCTAACCGGGACTCCAAATTGGACCGATGCAGAGGTTGTAATACGAAGCCAGGCATTTCACTTAAAACGGTCGTTTGTAACTTCACAATCTGGATCAACCATTAATTTTGGGAGTATTGGCGAAAGTATGAGCAATGGTAATGGGTTCTTTTTTCAGAACGATATTCGCTGCTGTACGCAGCAAAACGAGTGGTTTTACAATGCTTCGACTGGAAAGGTACGAATATATAGTACCACCCAGCCTTCAAATGTAAAACTTTCGACGGTTGAAAATCTTATTACCATTAATTCAAATTATCTTGTTTTTAAGAACCTACAGTTTACCGGAGCGAATAGTAATGCGTTATACTGCTGGGATCACTCGCCCAGGTATAACCATGTTAAGGTTACGAATTGCAATTTTAATCAAAACGGGGTAACTGGTATTTACGTGTTGATTAATTACCTTACTGTAAGCGGATGTTTATTCAGCGACATTAATACAACCGCCTGCGAAACCTCATTTGGTGCCAACGATTCTATTTTAAATAACACGGTGACTAAAATAGGGTTATTCCACGGGATGCGCAATAATAAGACTTACACGATGGCAAATGGAACAATAGACTGTGGGAATGTGAGCAAATGGACGGTTTGGAATAATAAGATTACTAACGTAGGTTTTAATGGTATATCATGTTGGGCCTCGGATACTATCCATATACAGTATAATTATGTTGATACATTCTGCCAGGTACTAGATGACGGAGGTGGCATATATTTATATTCAGATACTTCTACAGCTTTCCATTATGGCCGAATATTTAGCAATGTATGTTTAAATGGAATCGGGGCCGTTGAAGGTTCTACATTTGTTCATCATGGACATGGGATATATCTTGATCAGGGAACCGGCAGTATAAACGTAGCTTATAATTCATGTTCCAATAATGCAGGATCTGGACTTTATATTACATCAGCAGGATATAATAAAGTTCGCTGGAATAAATGTTTCAACAACTCTGAAAACGGATTATCCTATCAATATTTTGGTAGCAAAAAATTTATTCCAACGCATGACACGATAGTAAACAATATTTTAGTTGCTAAAACAAACGGATCTGGCTCGTTTGATTATCAGAAATGTTTTTATTTATACTTTTCAGATACTACTAAGTATAGGGCAGCATTTTGGGCCGATTCTAATTATTACGCCCGACCATACGCTCAAACTACTGTTGTTTTTGTTAATGCTGCTTTCCCAAATTGGTTAAAAAACATAGCACAATGGAAAGGATTCTCAGGGAAAGATATTCATACTTTGGGAACACCTCAAACGGTCACAACCGTAAACGATGAGTATTTTTATTATAATGAGACATCAAACACAAAATCAATATCATTGCCGGTGCCTATGATTGATGTTAAATCGACAAAATATGCGTCAAATATTACTTTGCAGCCGTATTCGTCAGCTATATTACTTGTGGATTACAATCCTGCGCCAGTTTCGTTAATATCTAAGTCTTTAAAATATAAAGGTAAAATTGTAAAATATAAAACTAAAAATGTCAAATATAAATAAATACGGGTGGATTCCGCAAAGGCCCGATCATCGGGATCGTTTATTTTCATTATCTCAACCAATAGCACTACCTGAAGTTGTAGATCTTCGTTCCCAAATGCCACCAATTTACGATCAAGGTCAATTAGGAAGCTGTACAGCAAATGCCATTGGTGCGGCTGTGCAGTTTGCTCATAAAAAACAATTTGGACAAGATTTGATGCCTTCCCGGCTTTTCATTTATTACAACGAACGGGCAATGGAAGGTACAATCCGATATGATTCCGGAGCTCAGATTCGAGATGGAATAAAATCGGTAAATAAACAAGGCGTTTGCCCGGAAACTGATTGGCCTTATATCATTTCAAAGTTTAAAACAAAACCTTTAAAAAAATGCTATTCAGAGGCTTTGAAAGATAAAGTTGTTCAATATTCGGTAGTTCCTCAGACTTTAAATGATATGAAATCATGTTTAGCGTCCGGGTATCCTATCATTGGTGGATTTTCAGTTTATCAAAGTTTTGAAAGCGACCAGGTGGCAAAAACCGGGATTGTGCCAATGCCAGGTAAAAATGAATCTCAGCTTGGGGGTCATGCCATTGATATTGTTGGTTATGACGATAGCAAACAATGCTTTATTATTCGCAATTCATGGTCGGACAAATGGGGAATTCTCGGATACTGTTATATGCCATATGAATATTGGACAAATCCCGGATTAGCCTCAGATTTTTGGACAATCCGATTAATTTCGTAAATTTGGACTTTATTGTTTAACTAAAATTTCAACCATGAAAAAACTCATTTTTGGCTTATTGTTTTTAGCATTGGCAATTACTACGCAGGCTCAATCTCCTTTTAAAGGATTCTTTAAACCGGTTGCTACCAACCCGGTATTTACCAATCAATCGGCAATTCTTGGTGGGGGAACCGGCGTATGGCTTTTTCGGCCCTCAGTTTCCTTAACGGCGGTTGCTGTTCAATTTGGAGGTGCCCAACCGGTAGTACAGAGCTTATCAAGCGTCGGTACGGGAGTTTCTTATGGAAATTTTACCCAAATAAACGGCCAACCTTATTGTAATTATAGCGTAAATGCTATTTTGCTTACATCGGTAAAAATTGACGGGGTTACTTCGCCAAAATTCGGCGCGGCAATCACGGCGGATGCTTTTAATAAACTGGTAGGGGCCGGAGTTGGATTTGTAGATAATCACTTTTTGTTTTTGACTTCGATTTCAATTTCATTTTAAATAATACATTATGAATAATTTAAAGGACAAAATCACAAACATTTGCGGAATTATATTTGCAATTTGTACAGCCATTTTAACAACTTCAGCCAGTGGTGCAGTTGCATTGCCTACATGGGTAAATGGCGTGTGTGGGATATTGGTTGCTATTACAGGTGGACTTATTGGGTATTTTACCGGGAAGACCCCTGCCGGAACGACTAAAACGCCGAACCAAATACAGGCCGGTAATACTGAACCTGTAATTCCTCCTAAAGGATGAGACACGGCGGTAAAACATTGGCCATATTCATTTTTTTTGTAGGCATGCTTGTCTACATGCTGACGTATCCAACTATCTCAATGGTTGGATACGTTGATTTTTCGCCGTGGCGAAGCGTGTTTTTTTATTTTATGATATATGGCATGATGTTTTATTGGGCGCAATCTGCTGTAAAACATACTTTTTATTCTCTCGATATTTTTTCTCTTCTATTTTTTAGGATTTACCTCGTTTTCAAATTTGTTTTCTTTTCCTTATTGATTAATAGCGATATGCCTACTTATGTTAAGTGGTTAGATTCAAAAGCTATTAGTCTTGGACTCTCAATTTTTATTTTAGTTTTCACAATTGCCTTAAATGTTTTAAAAAAATGAAAGAAGGATTTCGCGTGTCATTTATAGGTTTTTTAACCGCAATAGCTTTTGGGTTGCTTCTAATGCTGTCAGCTAAATGGTATGGGAAAAATTACCTTGGAAAAAATTTTGATGCCTATTTTTTGTCATTATTAGGTATTATTGGCGCTGGGGTTGGATGGGTTATTCGATGGATAGTTGCATCGATATCAAAAAAAATTGATAATATGGAAGAATCTATCAAAAAGAAAGCAGATATTACTTATGTCGATGAAAAAGTAAAAGAGGAAAAAGAGAATTTAAATCAGCACATTAATGCTATTCATGAATTTATGGCATCAATGGATCATAAAATTGATATACTTTTAAAAAAATGATATACAGCCAATCAACAGGAATTCTAAAAAAGGATAACGGTGAAATTTTAGGCCAAGGGTATTCCGGGCATGGGGTGGGCAAAAATAACCCCGAGATGCAATCGGTTAAAAATGTTGGCCCTATTCCAGAGGGAAATTATCAATTGGGCAAGCCTTTTAATTCAGATCATACTGGGGATTATTCCATACCTTTAATTCCCGATCCTGAAAATGAGATGTATGGAAGGTCTCAGTTTTTATGTCACGGAGACGACCGGGAACATCCTGGAGAGGCTTCTTTAGGTTGTATAATTCAATCTCGCTTGGTTCGTCAGACTATGATTGCATGTGGTGAACGTTTAAAAGTCACAAAATGAAAATACTAGGAATAATTTCACTTATAATTTGTATTGCCGCAATTTTGTTATTTGTCTTTCTGCGAATTGAAACAAGGGACCTATTAAGCGGCGATAGCTTTGTTAATAGATACTGGTATATGCCGGCTATTATTGCAGTTTCTGCATTGGGGGCTATAACTGGTTTAACTTATAAAAATGAATAGGTTTAGGTGGTTAATAAATAGTTAGTAGTTGTAAATGTTAGTTAGCGAAAAAGGCTCCGATGTGATATCGTGGCCTTTTTTGTTTTGCAAAAAAAGTATTATATTTGTTCTTGCTTGTAAACAATTTTGTTTAAAAACAAACTAATTCATGTAGCCATGAAAAACTAAAACAGTAGTAATTAAAAAAAATGAAATGAAAGCCTATCGTCATGCGATAGGCTTTTTTATTGCAAAAAAAGTATTATATTTGCCTAAAATATCTCAAAATTATGGCATATAAACGACTTGCAGAACTCAAAAAACTTCAGGAATCTGGCTGGAGCAAAGATCGACTTTCAAAAAATATAGGTATTTCAGACAGTACTTTAATTAAAGTGCTGGATTGCAAAGAAGTTTCCCGGCGTACCGAAATGACTATTGATTACTTTCTGGATAACTTAAACGATCCAGAAGTGACCGTAAACAAGTTAATTGAATACAAACAATCATCCAAAACAAGTATTGAAAAACTTTCGGAATCCATTGGGGTTTCTCCGAAAACAATATTCAATGTCATTAACTTACAGCCTGTTTCCGACGGTACAATAAAATTAATTGAAAATTTCTTGAAAAAAGTTTGTGTTTAGTAAAAATAGTATTAATTTTACAGGAAATTAATATTTAAAATTTTATGAGCAAACTAATCTCTCTCTCCCTAAACAACTCTTTCGGCATTTTAAAAGCCCAAACCGTTGAATTTGTCGAAACAGGCAACCTCATCGAAGTTAGGGCCAATGTCGGAGCCGGTAAAACTACCTTAAAGCAAGCCACGGAAACGGCTATCTCATCTGGTAATCAACAGATGTTACCCTTTGACACATCGAAGTTTAAAAACATAGATGTTGAAGTCAAGTTGACATACGGTGACATGCCTGTTTACCTTCGCACCTACACGGCCAAAAACGGCGACGTTACATCTGTGGCCTACGTAAAAGACAGCGAAGGTAAGATTGCCCGTGACCCGGTTATCCAAGGGAAGAAACTTACCGCCGCCGCCCTCCGGGATGCGCTTCGTACTGATTTAACATTTGGTATTGACGATTTCCTTTCCGAAAACCCTCGCACTCACCTTGAGTTTATGATGAAAATTTATTCGCATAAGCTTAAAGAAATGGGTGTAATTTTTGACACCAAAAGCCCTGCCTATGTGAATTCTATTCTTTGGCGACTCGAACAGGCTAAAATGGACCGACAAAACAAACATATTATTCGCCGGGGCCTAAATGCTTTTAAAGAGGCTTTTGACGCTGAAGGATTGAATGAAACAAATGTGCCGGCCTTGATTGACATTCAAGCCTTGGAAATTAAGAAGGCAACCGCCGCCGCTGAACTGCAAGGCAGAAAGGATAAGTGGCAAAAGGATTGGTATGAGATGCAAGGAAAGAAGAAAGACGAACTTCAAAAGCAGATTAACGAAATTACCGCAAAAGCTTCGATCCTTACGGCGAAATTGGTTTCATACAATGACAATATCGGTAATGCTAAAGAAAATTTTGCCAATAAGCTCGCAGAGGCAAATGAGGCTTATTTTATTCTCGAAAGATTGGGTTATCCAAATTTTGCAGATGTGAAGAAATGGGTGGACGAAATGAAGGAGCCTGAATTTGAAGTTATCCCTTTCGATGAAAATGGGAAAATAAACCCTATTGCATTTACAGAATATTATCTTGATAAAGTCGATGAAGATACCTGGTTGCACCTTCAAGATATCAAACTTTTGAGGGAAAAACTTATTCCCATCTGGTCTCAAAAAGAATCCCTATCCAAAGAAGAACTTCCCGAATATATCGACGATCAATCGGCTAATGATTATGATGCTATCATTAACCATGCCCGTATTTCCAATAAAATAGCTGAGCGCTGGTCTGCCTTTTACGATTGGCAAGAATCTGATGAACTGGTAAAATCAATTTGGCGCGAATATTGCGAAATGTATTCAAAGATTGATTTGGGCGTTCCGGGACTGTCCATTCAGATTGTAGGCGACGAGGAAAAATCAGAGATTCGAACAATGTACAATGGTGTTCATAATCCTGAGTTCTTTGGCAATACAAAGAAGGAGGATCGTTTGTTAACGCAATACAGCCAGACACAGCGTCCTATTATCGCTATTTTGATGCAAATATATCTTTTGGAAGAAAAGCTAAAGAAAAACGAAGACGGACTTCGCCTTATGTGGATCGAATGTCCTATTGACAAAAAGACCCGCGATCTTCTTTTGCAAATTCAGGAAAAGTATAATCTGACAATTGTTGTCGGTGTTACCGGTGACTTTACAATAGAAGGTTTGGAACCGGGACAATTTTTGATTGAAAATGGGGAATTGTTGCAAAAATAACCGTATATTTACAAAATGAATACAACAGACTACATCCTTATCATTGGCTTTATAGCATTATTTGTATTTGCTTGTATTTTTGGGAAAAACAAAAAACCGGTTGAATACAGGGAATTTAAAAACCCGGAGGATGATAGGTTTAAATCATAAACGGTGCCGACCATCTTCGGCTAGTAGTTGGTAGAGAGGGACAGCCCCGGTATTATTGCCGGGGCTTTGTTTACAGAACTTAATTTTAAAAACCAGAATAGATGGAAACAAAAACAATTGATTTAACGGCACTTTCAGAACCCATCGAACCGAGATGGCGAATTCAATCAGTAAAAGGGAATAAAGCGGTATGTGTTCCGTATTTGGATGCCCGCGCAGTTCATGAACGACTCGATATTGTCGTTGGTCGGGCAAACTGGCAAAATACTTATGATGCTGAATCTGGGGTTGCTAGTATTGGTATTAAGATTGACGAAGAATGGATTTGGAAATCTGACGTAGGCACCGAATCCAATGTCGAAAAGATTAAAGGTAAAGCCTCAGATGCTTTTAAGCGCGCGGCAGTTCTTTGGGGCATTGGCCGAGATCTTTATTTTATCGGTACAAAAACCCTAGATTCCGCTGAAGGCAAATACGCCAAAACCGCCAAAGGCCAGATTCTTTATACGGGTGATCAGCTTACCAATTACATCAACGGTATCAACGAATCAACCGCCCTCCTCATGCAAATCGTAAAACAAAATTCACATTTGAATGAGCAAGTTGAGTACAAGGATCATGTTAAGGGGTTGTTGGAAATACTTAAAACGCAAGGCGTATGATCGAAGATGCATTAAAGCCAGATAAGTCTGGCCTCGAAAAGCTTTTCGAATCCATTGAAGCCCGAACTGAGATACTTGCTAAACCTATGGGAATTGAGGCAGAATGGTTGGCAAGGGAGGATAGGTGGAAGCAAAAAAGGATAGGGAAAATTACAGCTTCGAAACTCCCCAATCTAATGAAGTCAGGCCGGGCAAAAGGCGAAGAGTGGGGGCAAACTGCTATTACAACTATGTTTGAAGTTGCCCACGAACGCCGTACCGGAATAGAGCGGCCTTCATTGAAAGGTGTTAAGGCATTGGAATGGGGCAAACAATATGAACCTGAAGCTTTGGAGTTTTACAAAAACAAAACCGGTATTGACATGCGATCTGGTTCATTTGATTTTGATGATATCGTTTTTGTGGAGCCTTTTGAAAACTTTGGGGATTCTCCCGACGGAATAACTTTAGATGGTATTGGCCGGGCTGAAATCAAATGCCCCGAAAGCGGTGCAATTCATTACGATTATTGCACCATTACCGCCATATCTGAAAAAGATGACTACTATTGGCAATTCCTTGGGCATCTTTTAGACGATCAGGCCGAATGGTGCGATTTCGTATCTTATGACCCCCGGAGCAAAGAAGATGATCCGTTAAAGATGCATATTGTCAGGGTTGTAAAAATGGATCACAAATTTAATCTCGCTCGGCTTCGGGCACGAATTGAAAAGGCTAACCAGGTTATTGACCTAGCTTTGGAAAAGAATGATATTTCTATTATTAAAAACGTAAATAACTTGTAACATGAAAGAAAAATTTTCAGGTCAAATAGAATTGACAAAATTACAATGTGTTATCCTTGAAAAAAAAGGTAAATCAGGGATGATACGTGGTATATTTATTCCTATCGAAGCAAATAAGCTTCATGAGTTCCTTGATAATCGTATAGCTGTTCCTATTGATATTGTGGTGCATGATGAACCAGATAAATTTGGGCAAGATGGTTTTATAGCTCAAAAAGTTGATTCAAAAACTTATAAAGCTGCTACTGATGCCCAAAAGGAAGACTTTAAAAATCTTCCTATCATTGGTAATTTTAAGAATTTTCAGAGGGAAGATAATTCGGCACCTGCGCCGGTTTATAATGATGAGACGGGAGGGGATTTACCTTTTTAAATTATATATTTGCATTGGGATAGTTCGGAGTCATGACCGAATGACAAGGGTAAACCAGAGCCTTTCCCTTCACTTTTCTTCTGGTATCATTTAAATCTGGAATCAATGGAAAATGAAATTTGGAAAGATATAATTGGGTATGAAGGATTGTATCAAATTAGTGACTTAGGTAGAATTAGAAGCTTTTTTAATAATAAAGTTACTATCTTAAAATTATTTATGAGAAATAGATATTTATCTACTATTTTAAGTAAAAAAGGGAAAGCCAAGAAATATCCAGTCCATAGATTAGTTGGGATACATTTTATTCCAAATCCTGAAAATAAACCAGAGATAAATCATATGTTTGGTAATAAATTAGACAATAGAGCGTGTGTTTTAGAATGGAGTACTAGAAAAGAAAATGCAATGCATGCATATATGTTAAATCTAGTTAAAACTAGAAAAGGCTGTGATTGTTACAATACTAATATGACTCCTAATCAAATTATTGAAATTAGAGAAAGGCATAAAAATGGAGAATTACAGAAAGACTTGGCTCGACAATATAATTCAAGTCGAGCCTCCATTTGTAGAATTGTTAATTTTAAAAGGTATAAATGATCAAGCTTTACAACTATCAGCAAAAAATAATTAATGAAGTTCGCTCCCTGTTCGCAGAAAATATCAAAAAAGTTTTGGTATGCTCTCCGACAGGGAGCGGTTAGTAAAACCGTTATTTTTTCCTTTATCGCTGCCGAAAGCTCTAAACGAAACAAACGCATCCTTATCTTATCTCACAGAATTGAACTTTTAAGCCAATCCGGAGGCACTCTTGAACAATTTGGAATAAAGCCTATACTTATCACTCCCGAAACAAAAAAACCTCAAGACGCACCTGTTTCTGTGGCTATGGTAATGACTTTAAAGAATAGGTTAAAGCATGAGATATGGAAAGACTGGTTTTCAAAATTGGATTTAATTATAATCGACGAATGCCATAGGTCAGATTTTAGTTGGATAAAAGTCGATTGTTTCAAACTTGGTGTTACGGCCAGCCCGAAACGATCCGGTAAAATGCCTCAGTTATCATCGGAATATGATCGGATGGTTTGCGGACCCGATACCCAAGATCTCGTTAACATGGGAAGATTGATGCCTGATCGTTATTTTGGCGTCCAGGTTGATATATCAGATGTTGGAATTGGTAATGATGGAGAATTTGACTCGAATCAACTTTTTTCAAAATACAATAAGACTGAACTTTATTCCGGTGTAATTGACAATTGGAAGCGAATTTGCCCGAATACAATTACAATTTGTTTTTGTGTTAATATTCAACATTGTATTGAGACTGCCAAAGCATTTAATGAAGCTGGAATAAAGGCTAAATTCGTGACTTCTGATGTTGCAAAGCCAATTCAAGGCGAAGGGATTTCGGGCAAAATTCTTTATGAACGAAAGCTTAAAGAATTTGAGAATTACAATGCTGCTTATGATTTATATTCAGGCCCACGGGAAGAAATTATTCGACAGTGGAAAAACAGAGAGTTTGATGTCCTTATAAATGCCGGCATATTTGTGGAGGGATTTGATCATAAACCAATTGAAACGGTTATCGTTAATCTTTCGACGACATCCGTAAATAAATGGCTTCAGATTTTGGGCCGCGGCTCCCGGCCATCTCCCGAAACTGATAAGAAGTTTTTTTACATTTTGGATTTTGGTTGTAATGCTGACAGGCTTGGGCATTACCGACAGCAACGCGAATGGTCCCTTACCCATGCCATTTCGAAAAATGAAGGCATCGCAAGCGTTAAAACATGCCCAAAATGTCAGGCTTTGGTAATTGCTTCGGCAAGGTTTTGTAAATATTGTGGATTTATTTTCGAAAAAACGAAGGAAGAAAAAATAACTGAATTGGTAGAGATAAACTATGCTCAGCATATCCCTCAGAAATTGAACTTTTCAAAGATGACTTTTGAAGAATTGGATGAATATGCGAAACAACGAGGTTATAAAAAAGGATTTGTACATCGACAAGTTTATCTTAATTGGGGTGAAAAAGGGCTCAAAGACTATGCTAAAAAACATGGTTTTCACCATTCGTGGTTTGAACATCAAATAAAAATTTATAAAAAATAATTATCTTTGCAATGGGATAGTTCGGCCTAATTAACCGGATGATAAGGGTAACCAGAGCCTTTCCCTATTCTTTTCTTCTGGTATCATTTTAAATCTGGAATCATGGAAATTATTGAAGAGGAAATTTGGAAAGATATTAAAGGATATGAGGGATTGTATCAAGTTAGTAATTTGGGAAGGGTTAAAAGTTTAGAAAGATACCGAAAAAATGGTAAAAATAAAGGATACATAAAACCTGAAACAATATTAAAGCCTTTAATTGATTCTAGTGATTATTTATTTGTTATTTTGCAAATAGATTGTTTAAAAAAACATTTAAGAATAAATAGGCAAGTTGCGCTTCATTTTATTCCTAATCCATTAAATCTACCTGAAGTTAATCATTTATTTGGAGACAAATCGGATAATAGAGCGTGTGTTTTAGAATGGAGTACGCATTCTGAAAATATGAAACATGCTTTTAGAACTGGGCTTAGAATTGGATTAAAAGGTGAAAAAAATCCTAAATGTAAATTAACTAATAAAATAGTTAATGAAATAAGAGATAAATTTAAAACAGGGAATTATACAAAGTTAAAATTATCAAAAGAATATAATATTTCTGATGCTCAAATTGGGAATATTGTAAGATTTAAAATGTGGAACCATTAAACTTTACAAAAAATGAACTACATGATAGCCCCAGGGATTTTGGAGCGCGAAAATCCTATTATAACCATTCAAAAAAATATATCGCAATTTTACAATATATCTTTAGAACTAATGAACTCTGAAACCCGTAAACGTGAAATTGTACAAGTTCGGCAAATTGCGATGTTTTTTGCAAAAGGACAAACAGGTAAAAGCCTTGAAAGTATTGGAAATATTATTGGAGGAAAAGATCACGGAACTGTTTTACATGCCGTTAAAACGGTAAAAAATTTGATTGAAACTGATAAAAAGTTTAGAAATCAAATGATTGAGATTCAAAAAAAATATGGTTTTTCTCTTTGTGAATTGTAAATATTGTGCTAATATTACGAGAAAATTAATACATGGAATACTGCCCAAATTGTATAGAACCATTAATAAGTGAATCCAAAAAACTTGGACAAGTATCAATTTGGCTTGTTTGTCCTAAATGTAGGTTACGGAAGAGACCTGAAAGTAAAAAGTCTGTAATTGACAGTGTTGGTCATTTTTCAGATAGGAGAAAAAGTATCAATAGTAATAATAAATTTAAAAATACGATATGAGTTACCACGGGAAAGTAATTTATAATCCCTCCGGCAAAGCTGGCGAATACAGTTATTGGGCCTGCAACTTTTATGTTGGTTGCAGCAACGGTTGTGAATACTGTTATTGCAAGAAGGGAATCTTTGCACCGGTTATGGGGCAGGATAAACCACAGCTGAAGAAATGCTTCAAAAACGAAACGGATGCATTTGAGATATTTTCGAAGGAATTGGATAAAAACCTTGGGGAACTTCAGAAACATGGTTTGTTCTTTAGTTTCACAACTGATCCGCTTTTGCCAGAAACGGAAATGCTTACTTTCTGGGCTGCTGGCACGGTAAATTAGGCAGTAACTTAATTGAATAATTAATCATTAAATATTTTAGTAATGGGAATTGAAATAATTAACGATACAAAAAAAGTAAAGGCACGAAAAGCTCATGTTTGTAATTGGTGTGGTTGCACCATCCCTGTGGGAGAAATATATCACACGCAAACATTAAAGTACGATAATATTTACGTTTGGAAAAACCATTTGAAATGCGCTGAACTTGTTAGTGAACTTAATATGGAAGGAGATGAAGGTGTAACAGGTGAGGACTTTTACGAATATATTACCGAAGAATTTAGGCAAATTTGGATTAAGCTGGATAACGAACTTTATGAAAGTAAAGATTTTGTTATACCAAGTTTTAAAGAACAGGTAGATTTTGTCTATTCGAAGCGATGCAGTACTGCTTGCTACTAACGGCTGCGGCTATGCCCAGTTGGGGACTGCGAAGAACAACATTATCAAAATGCACGAATGAACGAACGGGCTACGCACATTAAACAACCACTTAAACCCCAATTGGGTATGAGCCGTTGTTATGGGCTGCCGTTTTTAAAATATAGCCTTGGACGGGCTTTGTAAAATCCATAAATATTATGCCAATATCAAACAATTTAATTGTTAATTACAAATTGAGCGCAGAAAATGCCGCTCAGATTAACAGACGTAGAACTAACTCTCAATCAATTGCAGAGAGAATTAAAGAAAAAATTTGGCCAACTGGCGCACAGGCGCACATAGGCAATGAAGCCAGAGAAGGGCAAATTTTACCGATGGTTATTGTAGGTATTTGGAGCGATACCTGCGTAAATGGTCAGGTTTTTTTAGATGGCTGCGACCAATTTTGGGTTACATCTGCACCACAAGGAAATGAACCAGGTAACTGGAATTATTTCATGTGCGACTAAAGTTTTTGGGTTCGTAAGACTGTTTCTTCGGAGCGGTCTTACGGTTGCCCATAACGAGAAGTGTATGTTGTCGGTTTTTTACGGATTATTAACACAAAACCTTTAATATGGAACAAGTACAAAAAGCTTTAGAAATGGCCGCTACAGAACTTAACGGATTATATAAAAGATTAGGTTATAAAGATTCGAGTGTTCTCAGCCTTATATACGAAGCACTGGATGAAGTAAAAAAATGCAATATACACGATGTTAGCGGTATGTTGCCGTCAAAAGATGAAGCTGTGAGCGAGGGGTTTAAGAGGGCAACGGTTGATGGGTTTAACTTTAGACTTGTTTGTAGGAACAATGATAGTGATGCATATTATAGCGGGTGGATGGATTGCTACGATTGGATTTCAGGCAATTACCGCTAACGTTTCGTATATGAAACGTGGCTTTGCTCGAATGTTTCAAGTTGGCACGAACTCATCAAGCCATGTTTTATATACGGTGTTATATGCTGCTTTTATTAAGCCAAATAATTAAAACTAAATATATGGAATGTTATAAATGTTCAGTAAGTGGAAAGAAATTATACTACATGGATGTGTATTATGATGAAGAATTAGGTGCAACAGTTGGATATTGCCCTAATTGTGGACATAAAGAAGTAATTGGATTTGGTAAACTGTAAAGCTATGAAGATAAAATTAATATTTGCTTGGTACGACATATGGGTAGGCGTATTCTACGATCAAAAGAAAAGACGTATTTACATTTTCTTTTTGCCTACAATTGGAATAGTAATTCAACTTTACGGTAAAATAGATACTGTATTAGGTGAATATAAGGAGGTTGTAGATAAATGCCAAGAATGCTTATACAATAGGCAAGGAACCGAATCTGGAATGTATTGTATAAATAACTGTGTAAAAGGATCGAAATTTAAAAGTATTGAACATGGAAAGAATATCACTAACACCTGAGCAAAAACTATTAGCCTTATCTCTTAAGTATTATAGCCATTTAGAATGGAAAATAAAGCCAGGCGATTATTATACTTCCGCTCGGAATGATTTAGAATTATACCAAATTGTCGACACTACCGAATATGAAGTAATAACAAGGCGATGCAATGAGCTTAACGAAGTAATTAACTGGACTGTTTGGACTAAAATAGACTTTTTTACAAACTTTCACGATTACCGTGTATTTGTACCCGAATTTATTTTTAACGAAAAACAAAATTAATATGGACAGAGAATCTTTAATAAACATGTACAACGGAACATCTACAGACGATGGAACCGGAGAAATTGAAACTTATGAAAACTGGCTGGAAAGGCAGTTATTGGATAGGATTAATTTTATTTCTGCTAACGATGAACTTCCAGAAACTAATAAGGCAGTGTTAGTTCGAACTCCATTTACAAAATATCAATACTGTATTGGTTATTGGAATGGCACGAACTGGATAGATACGACAGACAAAACAATTATCGAAAATGTTGGTTTATGGCGGTCTTTAAAGTAGCATATAACGTGTTGTGTATGAAACGTGGTGGGATAGAAACCACATAACTATCAAACTATAAATAACTTAATAGAATGAATGAAACTTTAAATAACGCAGAAAACCCACCATGTTTTATACACGGTGTTAG